GATTAAAGGCGAAAAAGATAATCCTGCCGTACTAATTCAGTTATATCGAGATGGTAAAGAAACAGATATTCAAGTCGGCCATAAAATGTCTAGCCTAACTAAATCTTTAGATGAGCAGTTATTAAAACACGCTTCACATAATCAGAGTTCTCATGGCAAGGGTGGCGGTGCCCAAAATTCCGAGAGCAAGTCCTTTACTGCCGCGAAAATATCAGCCAAAGATATTAAGGTAGGAGACAGGTTGGATAAAGCGGGCAAGACTAGAGTTCATGCAGTTAAAATGATTGGCGATAAGATAGCAGTTGGATTAAAAACTCGAGGTTCAGGCACAGGCGGATTTGCTGAATGGAACCCTGAAGAAGATATAACAGTATTCAGGAAAGTCATAGAGGCTAATTTATTTAAGCACGGCTCACATAACCAAAAAACCCATGCTGGTTCTAGAGGTGGAAGCAGCGGCAGCGACGGCTCTGCGACTAGCAGCGGAGAAAAAACTGAAACTATCAAGGATAAGACTCAAGAAATTAACTCCAAACTGGGCGAAGAGCGTGATGAATTTGAAGACCGAATAGAGGCAGATTTAGAAAGTGAAGATATTTCGCAAGAAGATTACGATGCGGGTCAAGAGGCATTAGGAAACGCTGACGACGCTATCCAATATCTTGAAGCGGCAGATAATGAAGGAGTTACGTTATCTGATCGTCAACTATCATTAGAACGAGCGTCAAGCGCACTAGATGACGGGGCAATAGCATTAAGAAATACCTCTCTAGGTGTCTTTGCTAATACATTAAGAGATCTTGCAGGTGACTGTGACGAATTATCAGATGAACTACTTTCAGGCAAGGACTACAATTCTGTTGGTAAAGCGGCAGAGTTTGATTTACTTAAACATGGCTCACATAACCAGTCCTCACATGGAAGAAAAGGTGGAGGTGGGGGCGGGTCAAGTGCGCCGTCAAGCCTAAGTTCAAAAAAACCAAATAGTAAAGACGAAATAAAAAATTCTCTAAGTTCCTTAAATAGAGCAAAAAAATTTGCAGGCAAAGACCCAGACGCGCAGCAAAAAGTAAAAGATGTTGAAAGCCTTTTGAGAACAGCACAAAAAGTGGGCGGTAAAGAAGCCATAGATAACTTGTCTTCGAATTCTAAAACGGCATTAAATCAAGTAAAAGAAGGCATCCAATTTGGCGGAGTGAACGGCGTTGATTTAGAAGAGGCTATCCACGAATCAATTGTTTCTATGGGCAGAGCGTTAGGTGGAACGGGGGCTAGATTTAAGAGTATCACTTCAGAAGATAAAACAAAGTACTTAAATAGCAACAGCGGCGGAGTTCAAACTTTTGGTGCTGGCGGATTAAGTTATGATTAGAGTAAAACTTTAAGTAAGCACTACAAGCCTTATTTATAGCGGCTATATGCGATAATAAGTATTAAGTTACTGGAACTAACTTAATGGAGCACTTAATTGCGCAGGCTAAGAAACATAAACTTACTTTATTTTGCTATTGGCTGGTTAGTAATGACCCCAGTAGCGTCTTTTGCTAATGAAGTAACAATTACTCTAACTCCTGAAATAGCCTATGTAGACACAGTAGTAAATGTAGATACGACCACCGCTTATGTAATTACTACAACTACTGGACCTCGAACCGAGGTAGTTGATTCAGTAACTGTAGAGCGTGTGGCTTGGGTAGATTCTTGGATTATTTTATATCGTGGTGGCGAAGCAGATACTAGAACTGTTATTGCTCAAGATGATGATAGCAATTCAACTACTGATAACTTCTGGGCTTCAAGGCTTAGTGGAACACTGACTGCTGATACTTATACGATTCGTGCCACCTCTTTCGAGTATGTCACTGGCAATCAAAGACCTATTGGTAGTTATACTTTAAGTAGTAACTTGATACCGCCCCAAGTCGATACACCCACAGCAGTAGTTGATACAAATACCGCAGTCGTAGTTACGCCTCCAGTTGTAGACACTCCTACCGTAGTTACGCCACCAGTTATAGATATTCCGGTAGTTGTTGTTCAACCAGTAGTAACTCAACCAATCGTAGATGTGCCTTCGCCAATAGGGATTATTGAGTTGCCCACATTAGACCAAAACCCACCCATAGAAATATCGTTACCGATAGAAGAACCTTTAGTAATAGAGCCAGTCCTCGTGGAACCACCTTTTGTTGACCCACAAGATAATTCAATACCAATACAACAAGAGATAGACAACCCAGTGCTAGAAAATCCGTCCATAGAACCATTTACAACTCCCGAACTCTTTGAGAATATCTCACAAGATTTGAATATTACACCTGCCGAGGCTTCTGCGCTAGTTTCTATTCTTATGTCTGACGGCATAGTTTCTAACCTTGAAGCAACTAATTTGATTGAGGCTTTGAGCGTAGGAGGCGAATTAACTATGGCTGAAGAGAACTTAATTATTGAGGCTATTAACGCTGATGGAAACGTAACTACCTCTGAAGTAAATAATTTATCACAAGCATTATCTGAAGACGGAAGGTTTACTGAGGCAGAAAAAGAACTTGTGGCAGAAGCCCTTATTTTGGAAGCAGATGGCGGAGCAGTAAAGGTTGAGGATATTAAAGCAGCAGGAGTTACTTTTGAAGACTTACCACCTTCTACTCCTGTTGAAGTACGCCAAGATATAAACGGAAATGAAGTAATCGTGGTTGCCGAGATTGCCGCAGCACTAGTTGTATTAGAGAGTCCAGTAGAATTACTTAGTACTATTTTTTCTGACCCTGCTCAGGCTCTATTGGCTATAAGCAGTATCGGAGCAGATATGTCTGATGAGGAACGCTCTGAGTCAGAACAGACGATTGTTAGTGCAGTTATCGTAACTGGTATAGCAGTTCAGTCTGCTACTACTGCCGCACTCGCAGGTGGCGTAGGTTATAGAAGGAGGTTGTAATGAAGAAATGGTTTTCTGATATAGCCAATCAAATCTGGACTCTGCTCGGCATGTTTGTTGCTTGGGTGGTCCTTGATGGCTCCGCTAAAACTGTTGTAGGATATGCTATTATATTTTGTAGCGTCTTATGGGTTGCCACTTTCCCGTTAAGGAATTCTGAAGAGGAGTAATGGTAGATTTAACTAGTTTCTACGTTAGCAAGGCAGAAGGTTGCCCTGCCGCAACTACTGATGTAGAAAAAAATTTAGCCAACCGAAAAGACGCAATTGATAAAGCGGCTTATGGTCCGTTAAATCCAAATGAACCTAATACTCTTTTTTGGCAGAAGAAAGCAGACCGTTGGGATACAACAGCCGTTGAAGCAAAAAAATCAAAGTGCGGGAATTGTGCGGCGTTTATTCAAACCCCAAAGATGCTTAACTGCATTAAAGAAGGATTAGCAACTGGAGATAGTGCGGCTAATGCTTGGGATACTACTCGGGCTGGAGACCTTGGTTATTGTGAGGCTTTTGATTTTAAGTGCGCTAGTAAACGAACTTGCGACGCTTGGATAGTAGGAGGCCCAGTTAAGTGAGTCGTAAGATATAAATGGCCAGTGCTAAAACCTGCCCCTTTTGCGGGCGCATCTTTAACCCGAAGTTTGGCGGACAAGCGTGGGGAACTCAAGTCATTTGCAATGATTGTTTCGTAAGAAAAGCCTTAGATTTCCAAAACTCGAAACACTTTAACCAGCAAAACTCTCTAACCAAAAATCAAGGCGACTACTCGCTAAACTAAAGACTTGCGTGTGTTATTATTCTGATTATCAGGATAGCACCGCACATAGGAACTATCTATGATGAAGAGGAGAAGTATGGCCAAGGCCCGCAAAATGGTTGCTCTCAATATTGAGGAAACTAGTGGCGTTGACCACCCTGCTCACCTTCATGAAGGTTGGTTAGTTATTAAGTCAGAGAATTTAACTGGCGTAGACGACCTTCTTTCAGACCTAAGCGATAAGAAAAATAACTCAAACGAGTTCCAAAAAGGGACTGAGGAGGAAGCCATGTCAGACAATAACGTGGAAGTAACTTCTGAAGTCGAGTCTACTAATGAAGTAGATAAGGCGATGCATGAAGATAAGAAAAAGAAGTCAATGCATGAAGATGAAAAAGAAAAGTCAATGCATGATGATAAGAAAAAAATGTCTTATGACGACATGATGAAGAAAATCAAAATGCTTGAGGAAGAATTAGCAACTGCTAAGGGCAAACTTAAGAAGTCAGAAGACGATGAAGTAGTTATCGATACCGCTTCATTAGTGAAAGAGGCTCCAGAGCCACTTCGTAAAATGTTGCAAGATTTAGAGAAGTCAGCAGCAGACGCAACCGCTCGCGCTAATAGTGCAGAAGAAGTACTAAAAGCAGAAAGAGTTGCCCGCGCTGATAGTGAGTCAATTGAGAAAGCAAAGGCTTGGAAATTCTTAGGCCTTGACGCAGAAAAAATTGGCCCAGCACTACGCCAGTTAGCAGAAATTAACGAAGAGTTAGCAAAGTCTTTCGAAGACGCGCTGAATTCAGTTAATGCTCAAGCGGAGTCAGCAAACATATTTGCCGAAATCGGCAAGTCATCAACTCCTAATAGTGGATCTGCTTACGAGCAATTAAGTTCCATGGCTAAGGCCGTTGCTGATACAAGTAGCGTAACGTTTGAGCAGGCATTTGCTAATGCTGTTACTCAAAATACAGACTTGTACAACCAATACCTAAACGAGAAGGGTGCTAAGTAAAATGGCATATGAAATTAGTAATTATAGTGTAAAAATCACGCTCGTTGCAGCCGCTGATTTATCTGCTTTGCAGTACACATTCGTCAAGTTGAACTCAAGCGGTCAGGCAGCAGCGGTAGCAGCAGCCACAGATTTACCGATTGGTATTCTACAAAACGCACCAACTTCAGGACAAGAAGCAGAAGTTCTTGTTCAAGGTGGTAGCAAGTTAGTTCTAGGTGGCACAGTTGCCGCAGCAGCAGTTGTTGGTACAACATCAGCAGGTGCGGGAGTTGCAATTGTTCATGGAACAGATACAACAAAGTTTGCCGTCGCTCAAGCCGTTACTGGTGGAGCGTCAGGCGAAATCGTAACCGTCGTTGTCGCTTGCGCCAACGCTGGCAGAGCAGCATAAGGAGCGAATAAACCATGCCACAGCCAAGTATTAACTCAGTACACGTAGACGCGATTCTGACTAACATCTCAATCGCCTATCTACAAAATCAAGACAACTTTATTGCAGACAAGGTGTTCCCAGTAATTCCTGTGGACAAGAAGTCTGATAAATTCTTTACTTACACCAAGAACGATTGGTTCCGTGACGAGGCTCAACGCCGCGCTGGTGGAACTGAATCCGCTGGTGGAGGTTATGGTCTATCAACTGGTTCTTATAGCGCAGACGTATTTGCGTTCCATAAGGACGTAGATGACCAGACTCTTGCTAACTCAGATGCACCTATTAACCCACTTCGCGAAGCGACAGAGTTTGTAACTCGTCGTTTAATGCTTCGTAAAGAAATCCAATGGAACACAGACTTCTTTGCTGGTTCTGTATGGGCTAATGATTACGATGGTGTTTCAGGTTCTCCTACAACAAATGAAGTAAAGCAATGGTCAGACTATGCTTCTTCAGACCCAATTGATGATATCGAAGACGCTAAGGCAGGTATTCTTTCAACAACTGGTATGGAACCAAACACTTTAGTATTGGGATACGACGTATTCCGTGCGCTAAAGAATCACCCTGATATCGTAGACCGTATCAAGTACACATCTGCACAGACCGTTACTGCTGATATGTTAGCCGCGATGTTTGATATTCCTCGCGTTATCATCTCAAAGGCTGTAAAGGCTACAAACAACGAAGGTGCTTCACAGGCGTATTCATTTACCTCTGGAAAGAAAGCCCTTCTTGCTTATGTTGCTCCAACTCCAGGCTTGTTAACCCCTTCTGCTGGATACTCTTTCTCATGGACAGGTGTATCAGGCGGTATCGGTTCAACAGTTGGCGTAAGTTCATTCCGTATGGAATCTCTCAAGGCAGACCGCATTGAAGGAGAAATGGCTTTTGATAATAAAGTTATTGCTTCAGATCTCGGTTGGTTCTGGGATACAGTCGTCGCTTAATTAAATTGAGTAGGGAGGGGAACTAGAAATCCTCTCCCTCTCTTAAAGGAGAAATATGTTTAATAGAATTACGCGAGGCAAAGCAGTTACAGGTGGGCTTACTGTGACTGGTAATCTTC